GGCTGGTACGGGATACGCTGACCTTGGAGCCAATGCTAGTACATTAAGACAAGCACAGCTTACACAAGCCATTAAAAATGCTTTACGGTTAGCTGGCAACAATCCATATTACGGTTAATGCGGAAAGGCGTTGTTGAAATAGTAGATTAAGGTTAGAATACTATTGTGATCACAACGGCGGGACGCCGCCTTATTTTAAAGGTTAACCCTATGGAAAATATGCGTAAGGCGATACGCGAAAGTGCCGCCAAAAAGTTAAAAATGTTGACTGGTAATGACCCGGTTGAAAAGGTTGATTCATCAACATGGACGCCGCCANAACCCTTAAACGCAGGTGTAAAGACCGGAATGCGCCCTGTTAGCCCACGTGCATATAAGCGCGGTGGTAAGGTAAAGGCAGCGGAAGCTGTTGAAGGCCACATGGCTAAAAAGCGTGCCGACCGTAAGGTTCGTAAGGCTGGCGGTAAAGCTNGCGAAATGCCTCCGGTTGATCGTTTTATCAATCGCGATGACAAGAAGGCCAATGAATACCGTGNTGGCGCTAAACACGTTGGCGGTATGAAGAAGGGTGGCCGTATTCATAAAGATGATGGCGGTGACGTAATTGGCAATATGATTCGTCAGGCTGAAATCGAACAGAACATGAAGGGTCGTGGTCTTCCTGCACGTCCAGCCCCAATTCCACCAACACGTCCAACTGCTGCGCCACGTGAGCGTATTCCTGTAGGTGCAAGCCCAACCTTTAATAAGGGTGGCCGCACCAAGAAGGATATTGGCGGCGGTATGCCTTACGGCGATATTCCCGGTATGCCACAAAGCGGACCCACAAAAGCGATGATGCGCAATGCAATGCTTGGCTTTAAAAAGGGCGGCAAGGCAGAACATCCTGATGAAGCGGAAGACAAGGCACTGATTCGCAAGATGGTTAAGCCAGAAGCCCGTACAGGTAAGGCGCATGGCGGTGAAAAGTGGATTCAGGGCGCTATTAAGCATCCGGGTTCATTGCATAAAGCGCTTCATGTTCCTGAAGGCGAAAAAATTCCGGNTAAAAAGTTGGAAAAAGCTACGCACAGCAAAAACCCAAAATTGGCTAAAAAGGCTAACTTGGCTAAGACTTTGGGTCGTATGCACCATGCAAAGGGCGGCAGTGTATTCTCCGGTAATTCGATGGAGAAAGTACCGGGCGTTGTTCCGGGTGGTCGTATGGCCCGCAAGTCTGGTGGCCGTGCAAAGGGCAAAACCAACATTAATATTGTTGTTGCTCCACACGGNGCAGGTGCAAACCCACAAGCGCAGCCAATGATCCCAGGCGCTGGCGCACCTCCAATGCCACCGCGTCCTCCAATGATGCCGCCAATGGGTGGAGGTATGCCTCCAATGCCACCAATGCCTCCNCAAATGCCGCCAATGGGACCACCTCCCGGCGCAGGCGCACCTCCGATGGCGCGTAAATCCGGTGGCCGCGTATATCGTTCGTATAAAGATATGGATGCGGGTGCCGGTTCTGGCGAAGGTCGTTTGGAAAAAACTGAAATCCAAACACACCGTTAATCTAAAATTACAATTTACAAATACGGGCCGGGGAGCAATCTCCGGCCTTTTCTATTGGGTATATCTACCTATCCACAGTTTAAAATAATTCATGTCAGACATAACTTNNATTCAAGTAACGTGCTTGGAGGCAGTTATGTTTACGGTTGCAGGACGGTATAGTGTTGTTTTGGCGCGGTTAATTGAAGAACGATTAACCCAGCTTAAGGAACAAATAAGCACAGGGTTTATTCCAGACCTTGAAGATTTGCGCCGTCGGCAAGGTGAAATTGCTGGTCTCCAATCTTGTTACGAACTTATGGCCGAAGCTGATCGGCTTGTGTCGAACGGAGAAAGGGAATGACCGCGATGCCATTTATGAGAATGCACCACGATACCGACCCNAAGCAGGCTTTGCTTGATGAAATGGGGCCATTGGATGATTTAGAAGTATTTAACAATCAAGTTTTGGTCGCAATTTATGTTCGCCCCAATAAAACCAAGGGCGGTATTATGTTGTCAGAACAAACCCGCGACGAAGACAAATGGCAGGGCAAAGTTGGCCTTGTGGTTAAAAAGGGTCCAACAGCTTTCAAAGATGAAGGCGATACTTGGTTCAAAGACATCAATGTTGAACTGGGTGATTGGGTTGTCTGCCGTCCCGGTGATGGCTGGAATATTAACGTTCATAACGTCATGTGCCGGATGATTGCGGATTACGACATTCGTGGTCGCGTTTCTGCGCCTGATTCTGTCTGGTAAGGAAAATAGTCATGGCAGACGAAAATATTACATTGCAAGATGAAGACCTCATTATTTCTGATGATGCGCCGGAAGAAGAAATTCCTACTAAAGTAGCATCCAATGATGAAGAAACCCCGGAACAAGGCATTGCTGAATTAAAAGCAAAGTTGGAGCGGGAACAGATTGCCCGTGCTGAAGCTGAACAGCGGGCTAGACAACATGAGCTTGCGTCACATAGGGCGCAACATGAAGTCCAAGATGGCAATTTGATGATTATCAAAAGCGCCATTTCTACCGTTAAGCAGAACACAGAAAGCCTAAAAGCAGCCTATAGCGCATCTATGGCGGCAGGTGATTTTGATCGTGCGGCCAATATTCAAGAAGCTATGGCGGCTAACTCCGCTAAATTGCTTCAATTGGAAAATGGCAGGTCGGCATTGGAGCAACAACTGGCAAATCCAGTGCAACCAATGCCGCGTCAGGCTGATCCAGTCGAACAAGTTGCATCGCAGTTATCTCCACGATCTGCAACATGGGTAAGAAATCACCCAGAATGCGTTCGTGACCAGAAATTGTACGCAAAAATGGTTGGCGCACATAATTTTGCGGTTGCTGATGGGTATGTGCCTGATTCGGATGCCTACTTTGAATTTATTGAACGTTCATTAGGCTATCGTTCTGCTCCAGAACAAAACGAATCAGTTGATGCGGCTGAGAATCCGCAATCGACCGCAGCTTCTGTGCGCCAACAACGGACATCAGCCCCCGCCGCACCTACCAGTCGTGCGGCCAGCAGCAATAATGGACGNCCAAACGTGGTTAAATTGACCGCATCTGAGCGTGAAATGGCTGAAATGATGAAGATGACGCCCGAAGAATACGCGAAAAACAAAATTTTGGCCCAGAAAGAGGGCCGGTTTAACCGATAGGAGTAAATTATGACTGAAGAAACCGAAGTTAAAAAAGCATTTGGCCGTAAAACAGAAATGCGCCCCGCTATGCGTGCTGACGATTCACGCGCAAGGGCTGCTGCACGTGTGGCNGAAATTAAAGGTCATCGTGGTNGCAATGATTTGGATGAAATGGACAGATTTTACATTGATTCCAATGATTTACCTGATGGTTGGTCATACGAATGGAAGCGTAAAACCCTTCTTGGTAAGGAAGACCCAGCGTATCAAGTTGAATTAGCCCGTGGTGGTTGGGAACCCGTACCAGCAGATCGCCATCCTCAAACAATGCCTANTGGAAAGTACGCTACGATTGAGCGTGATGGTATGATTTTGATGGAACGACCAAAGGAGTTGACAGATGAAGCGCGTCAGGTAGAATTACGGCGTGCTAGAAATCAGGTCCGCGCTAAAGAACAACAACTTAGCAACACNCCTGATGGGACTATGACCCGCAATCACGCTCAGGTCCGTCCTAATATTAGCAAGGGTTATGAACCGATGCCGGTTCCAAAGGACTAAGGTCCGCCCAAACAGTTGCCCCCGGGGAGGCGACTTAACATATTCTAGGGGTTGGCGGTGCCGGGCGCATAGCAACCTCATCACTCAGGAAAATTTGCAATGGCTAATACGCAAGCGTATTTTGGCTTTACGCAATATCAGGGTGGTGCTGGCGGCGCTCCTACGTTCGCTCAGTCAACCCGTCGTATTGCGTCAAGCAACAGCACTGCTATCTACACTGGCGACCCAGTAATGCCAGTTGTTAGCACGGCTAATGGTTACATTACTCAGGCAGCACCGGGTACAACCACCCTTGCCGGTATTTTTGTTGGCTGCAAATACCTCAACACCTCCCTTGGCCGTACCGTTTGGTCTAATTATTGGCCGGGTTCGGGTGCGACGGGTGACGTTGAAGCTTATGTCATTGATGATCCAAATTCTCGTTTCATCGTTCAGACAAGCACCACTGCCTTCCCAATGACGGGTACAGCAACAAGCATGACCTCCGGCGTCATTGGTCAGTATGCCCAGTTCTCCATTGGTACGGGAAACACGTCAAGTGGTCGCTCAGGTGCGTATCTCTCATCAGTCGGTACGACTGTAACCTTCCCATTCACCATCGTGGACTACCAAGTTGGTTTCCAAAACGGTGGTGACCCAACCAGCCAGTACTGCAATGTGATCGTTGGCTTCAACAACGAAATCTTCCGCAGCAACGGCGCTGGCCCAACTGGCATCAGCTAAGGAGTAAGGTGTTATGGCTGTTAATCTAAGTCAGATCAAAGACCTTCTCCTTCCCCGGCCTCCGTGGCGTTGAAGGCAAGTACGAAATGATCTCGTCGCAGTACGACAAGATCTTCACAAAACACGAATCAAAAATGGCTTTGGAACGCACTGCTGAAATGCGTTACCTTGGTCTTGCACAGCTTAAGACCGAAGGTGGTCAGACAGCTTTTGATTCGAATGCTGGTGAGCGTTTCGTTTGGAATCAGAGCATACTGAAATTGCTCTGGGTTATGCGATTACCCGCAAGGCAATTGATGATAACCTCTACAAGACCCAATTCATGCCATCTAACCTTGGCTTGGTGGAATCATTCCAGCAGACTAAAGAAATTTATGGCGCGAACATTCTTAACACGGCAACGACCTACAATTCGGCTGTTGGCGGTGACGGTGTAGCACTTTGCTCCACGGCGCATCCAATTGACGGTGGTACGGTTGCTAACACGCCTACAACTCAGGTTGATTTGAACGAAGCCACGCTATTGAATGCAATGATTGCAATTCGTGCCAACTTCAAAGATCAGGCTGGTTTGAAGATCTTTGCCCGTGGTCGCAAACTCATCATTCCTCCGCAGTTAGAGCCAGTTGCAATTCGTCTTACGAAGACAGAACTGCGCCCCGGTACTGCAGACAACGACGTCAACGCGATTATGATGACGGCAGGCGGACTCAGCGAAGGTTACCTGGTCAACGACTTCTTGACCTCTTCGTATGCTTGGTTCCTCCTCACCAACATCGATGGATTGGCGTATATGGAGCGCATTAAGTTCGAAACAGACATGCAAGTAGACTTCGTCACTGATAACTTGCTTGTTAAGGGCTATGAGCGTTATTCGTTTGGTTATTATAACTGGCGCGCAATCTACGGCTCGTTCCCAACCTCGTAAGGAGAAGGCAACATGGCTAATACAGCATTCTCCGGTCCACTGATTGTTTTTGGGCAAAATCCAACGCAGCCAGCGGATTACAATCCAGACATCGGTGGTTCGTCCCTGTTTTATGCAGGGACGGGCATTCTAGATCCACGCATACCATTCACATTTTTACCCGGCGAATCGCAGGCGGCGGTTGATTATGGCTGGTTGGGCGTAGATAACATTACTACATTAAGTGCGGTGCCTTATACGGCATCTTCAACAGCAATTGTTGCTTCGGCCAACCCTACAAGCGCAACTCTTGCTTTAGTAACGTCCAGCTCCTCAACAACGGGTGTGTATTATAACAATACAAACTTTGTTCGTTCTGATACTGGCGCAACTGATACGGTTTTGGCGCTTGATGCTTATGCATCGGTTACAGGCTCATTCAGCAATGGTGTACTGACAATAACGGCCTCGTCTAATCAAATGCCAATTGGTCCGGGCATGGTTGTTATTTCTACTTCCGGCACGGTATCTCAAGGTACTGCGCTGGGTACTCAAGTTGTTGCTCANCTTACGACAACTGGAACTTATTCCACTGTGTCGCAAGGGACTACGGGCACATATCAGACTAACGGCAACTTGACTGCAACTTCCGGGACAGTAGTTCTTGCTTACCANAACGTGCAGCAATGCGCCGTGCCAAACAATGCTCAAACGCCGAGCCAAGGCAATTGGAGTNCACAAGCTCTACTTGGTCGTGCAGTGAGTGTTACGGCAGCATCGGGTGCTACATATACCACCGCAAGTGTTAACGGTTATGATATTTACGGATATCCAATGACCGAAAATATTACAATTACGGCNNGTAGCACGGTCAATGGTAAAAAGGCATTTAAGTATATCAAATCTGTGGTACTTTCGGGTGGCACGGCTGATACAACTCATGCTTATTCTGTTGGCACGGCTGATGTGTTTGGTNTCCCANTGCGTTCAGATACGTTTGGTGATATCATAGTAAACAATGCTTCGTCGTTAGTTGCTACGACATTGATTACTGCGGCAACAAACTATCTTCCTTCTGACCGCACCACGCCATCGGCTACAACGGCAGATGTTCGTGGAACCTTCGCTGCAACTTCAAGCAGCGGGGCTAATAAACTGATTGTCCGTCAGTCCCCTCAAGCTTATATGGTTCCGTACACTACGGGTCTATTTGGCTTGACCCAATATTACAACTTCTAAGGAATTAGGCCATGAAGGCACATAAGGGTAAGTCTGAACAAGACGGTACACATGGGGAAAATTACCCCGATAGTTCGGTAACCGAAGTTTACGCTGGTGAAGGTTCGCACACTGAACACGAATCTCAGGAACGTAAGCATGGTGGCCGCACAAAGCGCAAGCATGGTGGCGTTGTGCATCACAGCATGAAGCACAAAGAACATCACCATGAGCATCCAAAGGCGGAGCATCGCGCCAAGCGCAAGCGCGGTGGCAAAGTTCACCATCATCCAGAACACGAGATGCATGGCGAACATTCAAAGCAGCGTGCAGACCGTAAAGCCCGTAAGGCTGGCGGACAAGTAGGGGCAAACATGCACCCGCTTTCAACGGCACATGCTGGCAAAGAGCCAGCAAAGCACAAGTCTTACGAGCCTGAACACGATTAATAAAAATTGAGGGGGCGTAAAAACCCCCTCTTTTTTCTCATGGGTGTAGTATGACTGCAGCTTGGACACGTTCTGAAGGTAAATCACCGTCTGGCGGATTAAACGCCAAGGGGCGCGCTTCTGCACGAGCAGAAGGCCATAATCTAAAAGCGCCAACGAAGGATAAAGAAAATCCTCGTCACGACAATTTTTGTAGCCGGATGACTGGCATGAAACGCAAAATGACTGGTTCCGCCAAAGCTGCCGATCCAGATAGCCGCATCAATAAATCACTCCGCAAGTGGGGCTGCTAATGACGGATAAAC